AACTACCCTCATGAAACGCAGAGCGTGAGGGTAGTTTTTATTTGGAGGTGTTTATATTGTCTTATAGAGCACAGCGAAACTATGAGAATTTACAAAAAGCAATGTATGATGGCGTTGGATCATTCAATATACCACCACTTGCTCCTACCCTATGCACGTGCGATAATTGGATTGGCTTTAATTATGCTAAGTCTTGTGACGAACCATTAGAGCACGGCATACACTTTTTTATAGACGATTATCAATTTAACAGAGTATGGGCGCAGCCGGATGTATATACCTCAATGCTAAGCAGATTTAGTGCGGTACTTACACCCGACTTTTCTACATATACAGACTTTCCTAAGGCTATTCAGATATATAACCATTATCGCAAGCATTGGCTAGGTGCATATTGGCAGCAAAACGGTATGACAGTTATACCTACTATCAGCTGGAGCGACCACGATAGTTATGAATGGTGCTTTGATGGTGAGCCTAAAGGGGCTTGTGTTGCCGTATCGAGTGTCGGTACTCAGGTCAATAAAGAGGCAGGCGTTTTGTTTATGGATGGCTACCGGGAAATGATAAAGCGGCTAGAGCCTAAACAAATTATCATTTACGGCAAGGTGCCGGACGAGTGCCGAATACCAAGCGCTGAGATTATTGAGGTCAAAGCGTTTCAACAAAAGTGGCGTCAAGAATAGATTTAACCATGATTTAACCATGATTTAAACAAGGTTTAACCAAGGTTATCAACAAAATAGGTGTCAAGAATAGATTTAACCATGATTTAACCATGATTTAAAATAACAGGCTGCATTCCCATTTTGGGGCATTGTGGCGTACCTACATTACGTAGGAGGATGAAAAATGGGAGGAAGAGGCGCATCAAGCGGCATATCCGATAAAGGAAATGAATACGGCACACAATATCGCACGCTACTCACAAGCGGTAACATAGTTTTTGTGACAAAAGAAGGGCGCAGCTCTGAGCCGCTTATGGAAACTATGACCAAAAGGCGTATATACGTTACTGTTGGAGGTAATGACCTTATAAGCATTACGTATTTTGATAAAAACAACAAACGTTCAAAAACGATACACTTAAACCATCCTCACAAAGGTATGAAGCCTCATACGCACCATGGTTATTTACATAGCGAAAATGATGGTCCAAAGGGTGCATCAAATTTGAGCAATGATGAAAAGAAAATGGTTGATTTAGTAAATCAATTATGGCATAATCATCTTGCAGGTGGATAGTTCAGGACTGGGCGAACATGCGCCCTGTGGCAACGGCTTCGAGCCGTAAACAAAACGAAGCGGAATACTTTGTTTAATTACCGGTATTCTTAGCCTAGTGGAGGTCACAGGTCTACGTAGACTACGGTTCAAATCCGTATCACCTGCATATTAAAAGCACTACCCTAACTCGGGGTGGTGCTTTTTTTGATACCAATAAGCCTAGTTAAATTTATTTGACTAGTAAGGAGAATTGTGCTATAATAAAATATTTTAAAAATGTGCTTGACTTTTCTTTGTCGCTACAATATAATTAGTTTGTAGCTACAAAGAAAGGAGGTTTATACATGGGCATCCACAAAGGTACTAAACTGACAGATGCCCCAAAAAATCAAATGCTGAGAGTAAGGATTGATGAAGTGACAGCCCAAAAGTTAGAAGAACTGGCTCAGAGGCAGAAAATTTCAAAGTCTGAAATCATCCGAAAAGGCATTGAATTACAATACGGGGACAAAAAATAAGAGCTACCCACCCTGCAAAATTGATAGCTCTTATCTCCCATATCCACACACCAAAGTGCAAATACACATCAAGTGCTGATACACATCAAAGTGTAAATACACACCAAAGTGCTGATAAATTTAGTATATCTCACTTTGGTGTGTAAGTCAACAAAGTATGTGTAGTTAAATTTATTTGACTAGCAAGGAAAATTGTGCTATAATAAAATATTTTAAAAATGTGCTTGACTTTTTGAATACCGAATAATATACTTTAATTGTGGTATTCAAAAAGTGAGGTGATGTAAGTGAGTCCACGAACAGGGAGACCTAAAGCTGAAAATCCTAAGTCCACTCAGTTGGCTGTAAGGATTGATGATGAGTTGCTTAACAAACTTGATACTCTAGCCAAAAAAATGAATGTAACTAGAGTACAGGTAATTAGACTCGGAATTGAAAAGCTTTACGAAGAAAAAATGTAAAAAATAAAGCAATCGCCGCTCTGGAAAAGTTACGATTGCTTTATTCCCAACAACACACCAAAGTGCTGATAAATTTAGTATATCTCACTTTGGTGTGTAAGTCAACAAAATTTGACTAACAAAATTGAAAGTGAGGTATATTTATGAATGAAACAAGACAGTTAGAAATAATGGAAAGCATTGCAACAGTGGCGCAAGATTCTGCTGAGGCTGGAAACCTTGACCAGACACTTTATGCGGATGTATTCGAGTACATTTCTGACACACTACACTCTCTCATTTCACAGATGGGAGGTGCTACAGTATGAACGAATTGCAGACATTCAGCAACAGCGAGTTTGGAAACATACGCACCATCATGATTGATGATGAGCCATGGTTTGTAGGCAAAGACGTTGCAATGGCTTTAGGCTATGGTAACACGCAAAAGGCGCTCAAAGATCATGTAGATGATGAGGATAAAAGGGGGGCACGAATCGTTACCCCCGGTGGAAAACAGACAATGACAGTCATCAACGAATCAGGACTTTACTCTCTCATCCTATCCAGCAAATTACCCAACGCAAAGAAGTTTAAGCGCTGGGTAACGAGCGAGGTACTACCTGCAATTCGTAAAAACGGCTCATATACTATTGAGACAGCTCAGGTGGTGGAGCGTGAAACCACTATGGACGACTACTTGAAAGCCGCAAGCATTGTGGCAAGCTGCCGAAATGAGCGACTTCCGTATGTGTTTACTCTCTTAAATCGTGCAGGCATTGAGCTAAATAGTGTGCAGCCTGACAGCTCCAAGGACACAACGGGCGAATGCGCAAGGCTCATCAACACAGCTGTCAATGAATACGGCTTATCAGTCCACTCCATAGCAAAGCTTGTGGGGCTACAGACAACACAGATACAGAGGATAAGGACAGGCAGCAGCATACCGACAATACATAGGTCACAGGTGATATGTGATGCTATCCGGCAGGAAATACCGGAAATTGAATAAAGACTTTAGGGACAGTTAATTGCTGTCCCTTTTTCATGCAATAAATTTAAGTTAAATATATTTGACTAACAAATATGGAGGATGATATAATGTTCTTGATGATGAACCTGCAGATGTTCGGCGGGCGTGGCTCACAGTCGGCTTTGACGTTCAGTATACCAAACGGCGGGGATGATAATTTTTCGCCATATTCACTTAGCGAACAATTACCCAAGACCTTAAAAGATGCTGTCGGTACTAAGGGTAAAGCTCACTCTATTGCTATGGCATTAAAAACTGTAAACCCAAACTTTTCACGTTTATACTCTGAGTATTCTGAAAACTGTCAGCGCTGTATCGTTGCTTATGAGTTACAGAGGCGCGGGTATGATGTGGAGGCTCAGCCTACTTACAAGGGCGATACCTGGAATCAATCAATCCGTATTGGAAACACTTATATGGATAAATGGCGTGGCGCATTCAGGCACGCTAAGACAGATAACGTGGGTGCTAACAGCGGCGATAAAGTTCTAAAGAACATTGCGGCTAAAATGAAATCATTTGGACCAGGCGCTAGAGCTGTTGTGAGCATAAATTACAAAGGCGACAGCCACGAAGGTCATGTATTCAATGTCGAAAATGTGGGTGGACGGGTTCAGTATGTGGATGCTCAGGATGGTTATCGTTATAATCAAGCAAGTATGAAAAACCTATTTGCAATAACCAAAACAAACGATACAACTCTTACTAGAACGGATAACCTGAGAATATCAGAACGCTCCAAGGAGTTTGTATGGCAGCGTAACAGAAATAAGAATAAAAGCTAATGAATGGAGGTGTCAATATGTTAAGTTATGAGGAGGCTCTTGCTATAGCAAAAAGTAAGAAAGAAAAGATTAACGGCTGCACAGAATTTAATAACGCCTATTCTTTTTATTACAATAGCGGAGAACGCACTGTTGGCGGCGATTCGCCCATTGTCATTATGAAAGAAACTGGCGAGGCATTAAACTTTATTTCTTATGCAATCACACCAAACAAGAAAATCATACGTGAATTTGACGTAGAACAATGATTTATACAGAAAGCACTACCCTAACTCAGGGCGGTGCTTTTTGCGTTATGGAGGAATTATGGCAGCTAAAAGACGAACACTACCCCACCCCACCAAGGGAAAATCAAGCTACTCCGGCAAGAGCCAAGAAAAAGCTGAGGGTGAGAGTGCTACACATGGCAGCGAGACAGCTGCAGAAACAACCAAGAATAATAAATGAGCCCGGTATCGTATAGACACGATATACGGGCTTATTTCATGCCTATATTTAGATTGGAGGTGTGCCGTTTGGCAGCAAGTAAACACCCTGGCGGGCGACCGCCTAAGTACAAAACAAAAGAGGAAATTCAGGAAAAAATTGACCAATATTTTGAGGATTGCAAAGGTAAACCATTCATTGATCCAGCTACCGGACAAGTTCTACGTGACAAATACGGCTATCCGGTCATGGTTAACGTACACATTCCCACAGTTACGGGGCTTGCCCTGTCGCTTGGGTTTACTAATCGTGTAAGTCTGCTCAATTATCAGGGCAGAAAAGAGTTTAAAGATACCATTGAAAAAGCAAAGACTCGTATTGAGGCGTACGTTGAGGAGCGACTTTTTGATAAGGACGGCTCAAATGGTGCAAGGTTCTCATTACAGAATAATTTCAAAGGTTGGGATGCCGACAAGCCTAAGCCTGAGGAGAGCAAGGCACCGGCTATCAATATTATTTGTGATATTCCGAGAACGCAAGACGTTGTAAAACAGCCACAAACTGAGGATAACAAGCCGAACAATGAGTAGAATTGACGGCGTTAGGCTCTCCTCTATCATTGCCCCGGCGTTTTATCAGGTGCATTGGGATATTACAGAGGGCAAGCACACGTATTATGACCTGTACGGAGGGCGTGGATCTACAAAGTCCTCATTTATTGGTACAGAGATACCCTTAGGCATTATGGAAGATCCGGACGCTAACGCGCTTATATTTCGTAAGGTTGCAAGCACGATAGGCTCATCCGTATTTGAGCAGGTGCTTTGGGGCATTGACGCGTTGGGCGTGCATGACTTATGGAAGCCAACCACGAGCCCTTATAAACTGACCTACAAACCTACGGGGCAAGTAATACTATTCCGTGGACTTGATAAGGCTAAGAAAATGAAATCCGTTAAGGTGGCCAAAGGATATTTTAAGTATTTGTGGTTTGAGGAGCTGGACGAGTTCGCAGGCGAGGAAGAAATCAGATCCGTGCAACAGTCTGTACTACGAGGCGGTCCCAAGTATGTAGTATTCAAGAGCTTTAACCCACCTATTAGTAAATCTAATTGGGCTAATCAATATGTGCTTACCACTAAGCGCGACGCCCTACGGCATAAATCCTGTTATACGCAAGTACCGCCCGATTGGTTAGGTCAACAGTTCTTTGATGATGCAGAGGACTTAAAGCAGACTAACCCACGAGCCTATGAGCATGAGTATCTAGGTAATGCCGTCGGTACCGGTGGCGAGGTATTTGAAAATCTTAACATCCGTGAAATTACCGCAGATGAACGCAGCCACTTTGACAACATATTTATGGGCATAGACTGGGGCTGGTATCCTGATCCGTTTCATTGGAGCAAGATGCATTACGACAGCACCCGTAAGACTTTATATATCTATGATGAATACAGAGCAAACAAGGAAAGCAATGCGGTAACGTGGAATGCTCTTGTAATGCTCAAAGGCGTTACCGGCTCAGATCTTATAACGGCTGATAGCGCAGAGCCTAAGTCAGTAAGTGACTACCGAGAATATGGTTCATTCTGTCGCCCTGCAATTAAAGGGCCTGACAGTATCCGTTATGGCATTAAGTGGCTACAGTCCTTAAAAGAAATTGTCATTGATCCTATTACTTGCCCTAATACAGCTAGAGAGTTCTCCGGCTACGAATATGAACGTACGGCTGACGGCGAAGTAATGAGTGGATACCCCGACGCAGATAACCACTCCATTGATAGCGTCCGTTATGCTATGGAGCGTGTATGGAAACGTAAGGGACAGTAAAGGATGGTGGATACAGATTGTTTTCGAGAATATTAAAAATGATAAGGGAGGTAATACATAAAGTGATTCCGTATAAAGATATAGCCCAGGTTGAGCGTGTAGATACTCCACTATCTACAGAAATGATAAACGCACTTGATATATGGTATCTATTGTATTTGAATAAAGCGCCCTGGCTAAAGTCCGACACAGTCAAGTCTCTTAATCTGCCAGCTTTTATCAGCTCAGAAATCGCACGTCAGGTTGTGCTTGAAATGAAGTGGAATATAACCGGCAAAGGTAACGATGGAAAAACTCAGGATGATAACGGCACTGACATTATGAACCCTAGAGCTGAGTATCTTAAAGCTGAGTTTGCTAAGCTCATGGATCAGTTACGCCCTAAACTTGAGCAGGGCTTAGCAGCTGGAGGTATGGCTATCAGACCATATCCTAAGGACGGACATATATATTTTGACTGGACTATGGACTGGTCCTTATACCCTCTCAGCTTTGGTGACAGTGGGGAGCTGACAGATGTTATTTTCAGAGATTGCTACACAGAGGGAAGAACCACTTATACACGTTTAGAGCGTCATACTGTAAATGGTAACGACGTAGAAATTACTCAGCGTGTCTTTAAGTCGAATATGAAAGATGCTATCGGAACAGAGACAAGTCTTACTGAGGTAGAACAATGGAGCAACCTTGCTCCCCAAGCTATTGTGCAAGAGGCTGATGGTCAAATGTTCGGCTGGTTTAAAGCTGCTGCCGCAAACAGTGTTGACGTGGATTGCCCTATGGGAGCGAGCGTCTATGGTAAAGCCGTAGATGCTATTAAAGAGGCTGATTTACAGTATAGCCGTCTCTTATGGGAGTTTGAGGGCTCAGAGCTGGCAGTTGATGTAGATCCTCAGGTATTAAGACCTAAAAAAGATGGTTCCGGTAAAGAAATGCCTATGCTCAATCAACGACTTTTCAGGGGTGTTGATTTGGGTACAGATGAGACTTACAAAGTCTTCTCTCCTGCCATTCGAGATGCTGCAGAAATAAACGGGCTCAACCAAATTCTTATGAGGGTTGAGGACCTTGTAGGCTTTGCGCGTGGTACTATATCAAATGCAAATGTAGAGGCTAGGACAGCCACAGAATTAAAGATCAATAAGCAGAGATCATACGCCACAATTTCAGATAATCAGCAGGCATTAGAACGCTGCCTGATTGATGTTGTGCGTGTTATGGATAAATTCGCAACTATCTACGAATTAGCACCTGAGGGCGAATACGAGGTGTCGTTTGAGTGGGATGATTCTATCATTACTGATACTGACGCCCAGCTGCAGGAGCGCCTCACTCTACTCAATGCCGGCATTATGAGTAAGTCAGAATTTAGAGAATGGTATTTTGGCGAGACTCCAGCCCAAGCCAAAGCAGCTATTGACGCTCTTAGAGAGGAAGATGCGGCTGGTATTGAAACCCTGCTACCTAAAATTGATGATAACCCTCCTCAGTAAGGAGGCACTAGATGGCTGATAATTTGAACAAAGCAATAGATTATGTTATGGAGCGGTTTGAGGAGGTCAACCGCTTTTTTATTCAGAAAATCGTGGACCAGATTCTTTCTATCGGTGAGCTGGGGCAAGCCAACATAAACCGCCTTATCATTATGCAACAAATGGGTGCAGATGTGGCGGAGATAAATAGACGGCTTGCAATAGCAACTAACCGAGGTATTAAGGACATTATGAAAATATATCAAAATGCCCTTGACCAAACATACACAGATCCAAGATTTAAGGACGTGTTAGAGGCAAAGCCCCTAAGCGCTGAGGGAAAAGCACGTATTACAAGATACGTACAAAATCTTAGCGTACAAACAGCTGAGGCAATGCAAAACTACTCTAACACTACCGCCGTTTCTGACACTTATAAAAAGGCGATAGACAAGGCTATTCTTGCTGTATCGTCGGGCGTTACTGATTATCAGAGCGCCACAAGGGAAGTTGTCAGGGAAATAGGCTATAGCGGTATGCAAGTACATTATGAAAGCGGATACCACCGCCGATTAGACACCGCTATACGCCAAAATATTATTGATGGGACTAACCAAATAGCACAAAACGCTTCTCTTATGATTGGAGAGGAAATCGGGGACGAGTTCGACGCCGTGGAAATATCCGCGCACGCTATGAGTGCTCCCGATCACGAGCCTATACAAGGTCGTGTGTTTTTGCTGGAGGAGTTCAATAAATTACAGAGTGGCGAGCCATTCTCAGATGTGGACGGCAACCATTACGACGCTATTAAGCGTCCGGTTGGCGAGTGGAATTGTAAGCATATTGCAATGAGCTTTTCCACAGCCTACAGCAAGCGCAGATACACCGATAAGCAGCTCAGAGAATGGGCGGCGGCTAATGCTAAAGGCTGTACTGTAAATGGCAGGCACTACTCTATCTACTACGCCTCTCAGCTCATGCGCGAGTATGAAACAGAGATACGACGACAAAAGGATGCAGCCGTCGCCGCCAAGTCTGCCGGCGATATGAAATTGCGTAGGCAGTGTCAGATTAAGATCAATGCCCTATCCCGTAAGTATAACGAGATAGCCTCACAGGCAGGACTACAGCCACAGCGTCAACGTACCTCCGTCGAGGGCTTTAGAGCTGTAAAGGTAAACTAGGTCATACAGACTTGTGTTATCTCAGCACGTAGAAAATTGAGAAATGCGCCAAGGCTACACAATGTGGCTGAGGCGTTTTTATTTGCGGGTTGGCAAGCGTATAACCGAACAAACCAAACAATCATGTGGGAGTAACCCCGTATAAAAACGTATTTGAAAGGATGGATTTAATCATGACAAGAAAACAGTTAGAAGAAATGGGACTGTCTAAAGAGCATATCGACGGCATAATGAAAATCAATGGCGAGGATATAGAGAATGCAAAGGCAGATGATAAGAAATTACAGTCTCAGGTTGACACTCTTAATGGTCAGGTATCAGACCTCCAGGGGCAGATTGCTCAGCGTGACGCGGACATGAAAGATTTGCAGACCAAACTTACCAACGCTCAGGCAGACACAACTAAGCTAACTGAGGCTCAGGACGCTCTTACGAGCTTACAGAGCAAGTACGATACTGAAAAGCAGGATTGGGAGAAGAAAACCGCTCAGCTTGCATATGAGTATCAGGTACGCGAACGAGCAAACGGCTTAAAGTTCTCCAGTAATGCGGCACACAATGAGTTCGTGCGTGAGGCTATCGCTAAACAGTTTCAAACCGAGGGTGACAAGCTATTAGGTTTTGACGACTATGTGACAGCGTACAAGGAGAAAGATCCGGGAGCTTTTGCTCAGGAACAGACAACACCAGATCCAGCACCTAAAGAGCCTAAGCCTAACATTGTAACGGGTACATCCGGCAAGCAGCCGGCACCGGATACTAAGGCTTTCGGTTTCCACTTCGGAGGCGTGCGCGCTATGCCTAAGGAGTAAACAACAAAAGCGCGAATATAACAGATAAGGAGATTTTATCATGGCAGTATTAAATTATGCAGAGCAGTACAGTCAGGAATTGGCTAACGCCTACCCTTATACTCTCTACTTCGGTGCGCTCTATGCGACACCTAACAACAACCGCTACAAGTGGGGTGAAGATGGTAAGACCATTTACATTCCTAAGATCAAGACAACCGGACGTGTGGATTCCGATAGAGACACTATCGCAATGGCAACACGTAACTACGACAACTCTTGGGAGCCTAAGACACTCTCTCATCAGAGAAAGTGGTCCACTCTGGTACATCCTAAAGACGTTGATCAGACTAACCATGTTGCGTCTATTGCTAATATCACTCAGACATTCAATGAGGAGCAGAAGTTCCCTGAAATGGATGCTTATTGCATTTCTACACTCTACAAATTATGGACTGAGCAGAGCATGGAGGCTGATTCTACATCCCTCACAACTGAGAATGTTCTCAACGTGTTCGATAAAATGATGCTTGCAATGGATAACGCAAGAGTACCGGCTGCTGGTCGTATTCTCTACGTTACTTTTGAGACACAGACACTCATCAAGAATGCTAAGGATATTGTACGTAACATTGACGTCCAGAGCGGCAATTCTACAATAAATCGTGCAGTTAGCCGTATTGATGAGGTTGAAATCGTTGGTGTGCCTAATACCCTTATGCGTACTAAGTACGATTTTGCAAAGGGCTGGGTTATCGCTGAGGACGCCGATACAATCAATATGTTCCTTGTTCATCCTAGCGCAGTTATCACTCCTACCTCTTACGAGTTTGCAGCTCTTGACGAGCCTAGCGGCGTAACTGAGGGCAAGTATATCTACTTTGAGGAGTCTCACGAGGACGTATTTATTCTCAACGAGAAGAAGAACGCACTCCAGTTCAACGTGACTTCAAAAAATTAATCGCCGATAGTCCTAGTTTAACATCCGACACCAGCCCGGAGGATATTACTTCGGGAGGTGCGGTGTTGTCGGGATTGACTATCGGTTCTCTTGTTTTGAGCCCGACATTTACGGCTGAGGTCAAAAACTATACGGCGTCAACCACAAACAAGACAAATGTTATTAATGCAACCACTGACTCCGAGGGAGCTACAATCGGTATTACTCTTTCTAATGCCTCAGATACTAACAAATCTGTTACAAATGGTAACGCTGTTACTTGGGCTGACGGGGACAATACCATTCAAATCACTGTTGCTAAGGACGGAGCAGAAACCACTTATACAGTGGTAGTGACTAAGGAATAAGCAGGAGGTAGACTATGGCACACGCACATTACTTAACGTATGAAGAATACAAGGAGTTTGGCGGTGCAAAGCCTCAGGCTGAGTATACGCAGTTAGAATTTAAAGCGCGTAAGCGAATTGATTATCTAACCGATTCACGAGTTCAGAATATGGAGCAAGTACCTGAGGCGGTCAAGCTCTGTATGCTCTCTATTATGACACTTATTGGCGCGGCTGGTGCTGAGGCGCAGGTAAACACCCCTACCGTAACCTCTTTCAATACCGACGGCTACTCAGAAAGCTATGGGCACTCCCTGAGCGCTGAGGACGCCGACGCCGCGGTAAATACGCAGATTAAGAATGACCTTTATGGTGAGCTGGACGACGAGGGAACGCCCCTACTTTATAGGGGGGTGTATTGATATGCAGCTATGTAACGAAACAATCACAGTCTTTAACGCTCTTATGGATTCTGAGAACGGCTACGAGCTGTACTATGGTACAGTTATCAAAGGCGTATCTTGGTATTGTGAGATAGCGTCAAATGTGGATTCGTCAGGGCTTAAAGCCGCAAATAAATTTACAATTCGTATTCCGGTGGATGCAGATTGTGGAGGAAAAACGTACCTTGATCCCGTGGCGTATGCTAAGACGGCAGATCCAGCAAATACGTTTACCCTTAAATCAGGGACTATCATTGTTAGGGGCGAGGTATCAGAGGAAACGGCAAAGCCTGCAGACTTGAAAAAAGAGTTTGCCGAGTTCGTTACTGTACTTGGCGTTACGGATAATCACAGAGCCCGTCAAGCAAAGCATTTTAAGGTGGTGGGAACATGAGTACCATACTCAAAGCTAACTTTCAATGGAATGGTCAGGGCGATTTGCTTAGACGCTGCAACCTTGAAAAAGGCGGTAAAGTGCAGCAGGTTATTGATAAGGCTGTTATTGACTATGACCTACAGTATGTGCCTATGCAAACGGGAACGCTTGGGAAAAGCGCTTATATGGCTACACAGATCGGCAGCGGTCGTGTGGTGTATTCCGGTCCTTATGCAAGGTACTTATACTACGGAGAGGTTATGGGTCCTAATATCCCGGTATTCGAGGACGATACGGGCGAGCCTACAAGGTTCTTCTCTCCTCCTGGTCAAAAGAAACACTTAACCGGCAGATCATTACAGTACAGTAAAGAAGTCAATCCGCTTGCCGGATCATTTTGGTTTGAGCGTATGAAAGCGGACCATGCGCAAGACATATTGAGGGAGGCTATAGATGCCACTAAGAACTAGTGCTGAAAATTTGAGGGCTTGGTTTAGGACGTGTCCAGCAGTCCTCAATACAAATTATTTCCGCGTAGATTATTTAGCTGAAAATGCTACAGAGTATGCTATTTACGCGGTCCCGTCACAAATTAACTATCGTGAGAATGTTTTGGGCGAGCGTATCCCGCTGGATGTGCAAACGCTCAATTTTATTTTCGCAAGCAAGGAATCATACGGCGCAGATATTCAACAGAATTTGGCAAACTTAGGTTTTTATGACGAGATTGTCAAGTGGGTACTGGAGCAAAACAACACTGGCAATTTCCCTACTATCAATGAGGGGGTTGTCAAGTCGATTGTTCCTACTCTTACAGCATATCCGGCTGAGGTCGGATCTGACGCTGCAAAGTATCAGATTCAACTACAACTAACCTATAGGAGGGTTTAAGAATGGCAAGATTAGACAGAAATCGTGGTATGTTCTTCGGATCATGGGATGGCACAGAATGGGAGGCAATCGGTAAGGATAACGACGAGATTACTAAAGAGCTCAATCCTGATACCGAGACTTCTAAAAACGTCTTAGGCGAAGCAACATTTACTCACTCAGGTTATGAGCCTGAGGTTGATGTAGATCCTTATTACATGGATCCTGATAGAGCTATGTATGAGCATATGCTTGAATGTGCTATTGAAGAAAAATACGGCGAAAGTGACCTTATGGGTAAATTTGCCGAGGCTTTCTTCACTAGCGTTGATGCAGAGGCAAAGACAATGACCGGTTATTGCTTTGTTCGTGACGCTTGGTTTGTTCCTAACAGCACCGGCGGCGACACTACCGGTTATGCAATTCCTTATACCATTAACCCGGTGGGCGCTATGGTTAAGAAAAAGATTGTGTATGATATGCAGACAAACAAGCCGACTATTTCCGAATGGACTACAGGGGCTAAAAGTTAATACAATGCACACGGATATTAATACAGTGGGAGGGCTCAGGCTCTCCCATTTTGTTTGAAAAATGGAGGTAAATACAAAATGGCAAGGGCATCACAGATTAAGAAAACTACAGAATTACAAGGCGTTGTTGATGATGGTACAAGAGAAATTCCTATCGTCAATAAGTTTGGTAAGCTGATTTGCAATATTTATATCAGACCGGCAGACTACTCTATCGTTGATCGTTTCAAAAGCTTGGAAACAAAATTCAAGGATATTGTAGAGCCACTTAGAAACATTGGCTTGAAAAATGATGGTACAGCATCTTTTGATAAGGATTGGGATGTACTCAAATCGGTTGAAAATGACTTAAAACATGAAATTGATGTGCTTTTTGATATGGAGGAAGCTGATGATATTTTCGCTAAGCGTAATCCATTCTCATCTGTTGGCGGCATCTTCTTTGCTGAGATCGTGCTAAATGCAATCGGCGACGTTATCAATCAGGCAATTTCTGAGGAGGCTGCCCTCTCTGAGAAACGTGTTAGCAAGTATCTTAGTGACCTAGAGCCAAACGGAGGTGTGGCTAATGCTAGGGGCGCTACCGAGAACGCTTAATATAAACGGCATAAATTATAAAATACGTTCAGACTTTAGGAATGTGTTGGCAATTATTTCCGCTTTCAATGACAAAGAGCTCTCCGAACAAGAGAAAATCTATGTATGTATGAAAAGGCTTTATGTTGATCTTTCCACAATCCCTAAAGACGATTTTTCAGACGCCTATAAGGCGGCTATATCTTTTATTGAAAACAATATGCACGACGATAAACCGAGCCCTAAGGTTGTGAATTGGGAAAAGGATGAACAACTTATTTTCCCGGCAATCAATAAGGTAGCAGGTCAAGAAGTTCGAGCCCTAGAGTATATGCATTGGTGGACGTTTCTTGGATATTTCCAAAACATCAATCGTGATGATACCTGGGGCTTTATTCTTACTCTCCGGCAAAAAAAGGCTAAGGGTAAGAAGTTAGAAAAATACGAGAAAGAATTTTTTAACGCTAACCGGGAGTTATGTGAGGTTGAACGCAAAGAAACTCGCAAGACGCCTGAGGATACATTAGCACGTATCTACGAGGAATTATTGAAAAAAGGAGGCGGTAAGTAATGGCGCAAAGCTCAGATGGATCTATTACCATTGATACAGAACTTGACAATTCCGGCTTTGAGCGAGGATCTGAAAAGTTAAACTCAGCTATTGATAAGCTGGTAAATGGCGTAAATGATATGGGTAACACCATGAAAAGCTCTTTATCTGCTATTACCCCACTACTCCAGCAAATAGCCAGCAACACAGCATCTATTTATAATCAAATGTCTCAAAGTGCCTCTCAAGCGACGCAGGCAAACGACCAACTTATCAACTCAAATGAGGAATTATCGAATACTACAACTGCTGCCGGTCAATCTGCGAATCAAGCCACACAGGCTATGAGTAGCTTTAACACTCAGGCAGGGCAGACAAGCACAAGCGTGTCCTCTTTAGAGCGAGAGGTAAACTCTCTTTCCTCAAATATGGATGCTGTCTCACGTAGTGCAGAGACGGGCTTTGCGAATGGTAACGCCGTGCTCTCTTTCGATCAGAAATTAAGAACATTGGAAACACACCTGGATGAGGCAAAAACAAAAGTTGAGGCGTTTGGTCAAACAAAAATACCTACTGAGGAATACGCATGGCTGCAGCAAGCCATACAAAAGACTTCAGCTCAGTTAGACGGATACATTGAGAAACAAATACAGATGGAAAACACAGGCGTTTCTCAAACTAGCTCTCAATGGAAAACAGTTACACAAAATATAAACTCCGCCCGTACAATGCTTGAAACCTACAGAGCTGAAATGGCTAGCATGGAAGCTACAGGCGAAGCATTTACGTTGGGAACGGATACCGCATCCTATCAACAAATGAATGCATCTCTCCAAGCTATCAGTTCGCAGCTTGAACAGAATAAGTCACTTATTGATCAGGAGGCTATCGCTCAAGCTAGACTTAACGTACAGACAGCGCAAGAAAAAGTTTTTGCGGCTGAGACAGCTACACAGCGTGAGAAAGCTATAGCGGAGCTACAATCCGCTCAAACTAAGCTTGCTGATGTTGCAAGTCAGAGCTCTAATCAATCAGCTCCCGCCCCTGATGTATCAAGCAGATGGGGCGTTTTTGCTACAGTCCTAAAAAAAGTCGGAGCTGCAGCTGTCAGCGCTGGTGCAAAACTTGCAAAACTTACATTTAAAACTATTGCTACTGGAGTAAAAAAAGCTGTAAGTGGTTTAAAAAATTTCGTAACTCAAGCGCATAAAACCTCAGGAGCTACAAATGGATTAGTGCGACAGCTTACGAGCCTAAAAACAATGCTTGTTACCCGTTTAAAATCTGCTTTTATCAGTCAGATTACAAGTGCGGTATCTCAAGGTATTACCTCTCTTGCTCAGTATTCCAGCTCATTCAATCAGGCAATGAGCAACATGAAAAACAGTATGACGCAGTTAGGTGGTAATGTTGCTGTAGCGTTTGGTAATATACTCACCACTTTAGAACCGGTACTTACTAAGATTATCAATCTTATTTCTACAGCAGTTAATTATTTCAACGCCTTTTTCTCTTTACTAAGCGGTAAATCCACTATGACAGTCGCTAAAAAAGGCACAGACAACTACGCAAAATCTGTAAGCGGTGCGGCTGCAGCTCAAAAAGAGCTCAATCGTCAGGTATATGGCTTTGATGAGTTGAACAAACGAAACAAAGAAAGTGACAGTTCAAGTGGAAGTAGCAGCGACACTGGTACAGAATATGAGGACATATCAGTTGATAGCGTGCTCCCTGATGGCGTTATGGATTGGTTTAATCGCTTAAAAGAGGCCTTTGAAAATGGCGATTGGTACGGCATTGGTCAAATTATCGCTGAGGGCTTAAATACAGCCATGAGTATTGCGGATAATTGGATCAACAATACTTTTCGTCCACTTGGCGTATTATGGGCATCACGTATCGCACAGATACTAAACGGGCTTGTAGATGGTTTTGACTGGGGATCGCTGGGTAAAACTATCGCCGATGGTATGAACGCTATAGCCGACATTATAAATACATTTCTGACTACTTTTAACTTTGAGGATTTGGGTATTGGTATCGGAACGGCTATAAATGGCTGGTTTAATAATATCGAATGGGATCTTATGGGGCAAACGTTAGCCAATGGCCTTAATGCCATAGTAGATACCATATATGGTATTGTTTCAACTATCGAATGGGATACTATAGGGTCAGATATTTCGGAGTTTATTAACAACTTTGTAGATACTGTAGATCTCGATAAAGCAGCTCTTACGCTTGCCACTACCCTAAACGGCGTTAAGACAGCGGTACAAAACTTTATTGATGGCACAGAGTGGGATGAAGCTGCTACCAAAGTAGGAAACTCAATAAATACTCTTTTCGAAAATATTGAATGGGCTGATATGGGGGCAACCATAACAAACGGCTTTAATACTATTATGAAGGCAATATCTACAGGTATTCAGACGATAAAGTGGTCACAGATAGGCTCTAGTTTTGCCCAGGCATTACAAAACCTCATCACTAATATAAAATGGTCTAACTTAGGTAAGCTTGCAGGAAACGCCCTTATTGCCGCTCTAAATCTATTAACCGGTTTTATCGAGGAAATGGATTGGCTGGCACTTGCATCATCCCTCACAAGCGGTCTAATAGATTTTATCACTAGCATTGATTGGATCACTCTGGTTGGCAAATTACTGGAAGGCTTGGTAAGTTTGTTCAGTGGCGCCGTTGAGTTGCTGCTTGGACTTTTGAGCGGTATCTTTTCAGGCATCGGGGATGCTCTGGAAGGTATTGGAGGGGATTGCATAGGCGGTCTGTTTAAAGGCATCGGGGACGCTTTGAGTGCTATCGGTACATGGTTAAAGACGAATATCTTTGACCCTATTGTAAACGGAATTAAGAGCCTTTTCGGTATACACTCTCCATCTACTGTATTCGCAGAGTTGGGCGGTTACCTCATTGACGGATTGTTAAGCGGTATATCCGGTGCATGGTCAACGATTACCGGTTTTTTCTCCGGCGCTTTGAAAGGATTGAAGTCTATTCTTTCAAACGCATGGTCAAATATTAAGAGTACAGCGTCAAAAGCTTGGAATGGTATTAAGTCTACTGTTACAACAGTATTTACAAATGTAAAATCAAGCCTTACTTCAACAGCAAGCAATATTAAGAGCAATCTAAGCTCTGCTTGGTCAAATATTAAGAGTACAGCGTCAAAAGCTTGGAATGGCATCAAATCAAGCGTTACGACAGCATTTACAAATGTAAAATCGAGCCTTACCTCAACAGCAAGCAACATTAAGAGCAATCTAAGCTCTGCTTGGTCGAGTGTCAAAAGTACAGCGTCAAAAGCTTGGAATGGTATCAAATCAAGCGTTAGCTCATCTTTCACTAACCTGAAATCAAGTTTGAGCTCTACAGCTTCAAACATCAAAACAACCATAAGCTCAGCATGGAGCTCGATTAAGAGTACGGCGTCTAGTAAATGGTCAGATATTAAATCTACTGTATCTAGTAAATGGAGCAGTCTGAAAGATACATTGAAATCTACAGATTGGACGTCCATTGGAGGTCATTTGGTTAACGGCTTGAAAAATGGTATAAGCAACACTTGGAGTGGGCTTACATCCTCTGTAGGCGGTCTCTGTAAGAATTTGACAAGTAAGGTTAAATCCGTATTTGGTATCAACTCTCCGTCTCGTGTGTTCGCTGAGATTGGTGGATTCTTAGACGCCGGTATGGAGCAAGGTATTGAAAATAACAAATCAAGTTTGTTAAATACCGCTTCTAATCTTGCTGATGCGGTAACAGATGGAATGACACCAGGCAACCCTGAAATTGAGCTGTCAGCGGATAGCACAGTAAATGGTATGCTAAGCGTCGCCGATCAGCTCTCCGGAATTGCTGATACATTCAAAGGCATATCGGCTATACTTAGCGGCATGGATAGCTTTACGATCCCACAGATTGCAGCGGGAACGATTGTTCCTTATGGAACAAAGATAGATTCTACAAGCACCGCTGACGCTCCTACCTCTCAGACAGATCCTACAGTCATTAAGAGTTTTGCAGAGGACGTGGATGAGCGCCTATCAGCTCTGTCTTATGGTCAGCAGCAGCTCATTGAAGCTATCAAGAGTTTGCACCTTAACATTGATACAGATGCACTCTCACGAGCAGTTACTAAAGCTCAACGCGACAGATCACTAAATTTTGGAGGTGTATAGTATGAAACCAGCTTTTAAAATTAACAATCACGATTATACGCCTTATATTTTACACAAAACGGGGCTTGGCTGGTCCCGTGAGAATACCAACGACGAGGACGCCGGACGAGATACCTCTGAGACTATGCACACAATGGTAACATCCCACCAGCGTAAGCTCACTATCACAATGGGTAAAGTTCCTTTTGAGATAGCACAACAGCTTGAAAAGGACTTAGAGGGGAACGACGACGGCGTAAAAGTTTACTATCCTGATCTCAAAGATGGTATGTGCACAAGACTTTTTTACAACACATCCATTGAGGCAGCCGAGGAAGAATTTACAAAGGACAGCATTATAGTAAACAATATTAAATTTTCACTCATTTCTGTAAAGGAGGCAACGGTATAAGATGCAGACACGTCCTGAAAATTGGGCGGCGATCTTTGCCGCTCCTCACAGAACAGAATATAAAGCGCAGATTGCAGGTGTTGAATACGGGAGTGACCGCATTATGGCGGCTCCCGTTATCACTAAGCCATTGCTGGAAAAGCCTACGATCGGTAGAGTTTGCTCTGCTACTCTATCTATTCAGATTAGACCATATGACGATACCACTATTCCTAAAGCCGCAAGAGTACACCTATACTCACGGCTTGTAAGTGCTACGGGTGATACAACTGATTGGATTCCTCAAGGAAAATATTATGTAAGCTCACGGAGTGGAAAAACAACAGTTACTCTCACTTGCCGGGATGACATGCTAAAAGGTGGTGTTACATATATTGATAAGTCAAAGCTTGATTGGCCGGCTACTCAAATAGATATTGTAAATGAGATTGTAGATCTTATGGGTGTCGAACTTGACGAGCGTACAAGCCTCATGGACGGCGCCGGATATATCGTAAGTACAATTAACGGCGATATGCTTATGACTGAGGTTTTAGGCTTAATAGGCGCGTGCAATGGTGGTAACTGGGTAATGTCTGAGACCGGTAAGTTGAGGCTTATACCTCTCTCCTCTCCTGCTGCTGTTCCTGTACAGGAATTGGCACAAGCGTACAACGGCTACACAGACATAGGCGACAAGATCACAATTAGTCGTGTGACAATGAAAGATAGTTCGGATCAGGAATATACCGCCGGCGACGATTCCGGCGCAGAACTTTACGTTGAATGCGCGTATGCTAACCTTGCTGTAGTGGCAGCTCTTGGCAACTCAACAAACGGCATTTTATACGGAGTAATATATCAACCATTTTCCGTTGAAAAAATATATTTAGATCCAGCGTGCGAGCTTGGCGACACGATTACTGTAAATAGCCGTTTAGGCACTGTAATACCTGTCGTGCTCAATTCGATAAGTGCGAGCTGCAATGTGGGCTTTACATGTCAAGCGTCTGCTCTCACAGATGCAGAGACGGAGGATGAATACCCATACCAAACAGCTCAGGAGCTTGCTGATTCCCGGTCCGTAAAAACCAACAAAAGCTATTATGGTAACACGATCAACCGCGATTATGGTTTTCGTTCTATGCTGGATAACGGCGCATACGGACAATTTAATGCCGATGGCATAGAGTTTGTAGACGAACAGGGTAAACGTTGTCTGTATTACGATATGGACGCCAAAACCTTTGTTATTGACGCCACCCTAGGAGCAAATGCGATATTCACTAACTCCCTTTATGCTGAGCAAGGTGACGTATCAGAGCTTAGAGTAGATCAGCTCTCCACAGCAAAACACATCAAAAAGTTTTTGCTCAATGATACAAGCGACGATAACTACATCCTAATTAAGGATTACTCAATTCAGTTTATTTCTGCTACACCTGCAGGTTTATACAATCGTATTCTCACAGAGGATAATGTACAGATTATTACAGAGAATGCACGCTATCTTGACTCCGAGGCTGGTGGTAATACGAGTTATACGCAGGCAGTCAACAGATACGGCGATATGCTCTACTGGGAAAAAGACATTGCCGACGCCGTTATCGACGATGAGGGCTACCCATACATTGATGGTATTCAGATTTTTGCCACAACCGAGGACACAGGATTTCCAGTGCACGTATTTGTATATGATGAGCTTGTCAAAGCTGAATATAAGTTTGAAGAAGATCCTACAGATGGCTCATACGCCCCTGTACAGATTTGGGGAGCTGGTACTGGCTACGCTGACAATGGCAAAGGAAGAATTGAAAAGACCTCAGAAATGTTTAAGATCGGATACACAACCCGTATTGGTACGGATGAAAGTATAGAGCTTAATGATGATGGGTGGATTGATATTAACAAAACACGAAAACCTTTATCCTTTGATTTTTCTAACATTGCTAACGGATCTTTCTCTGAAACAATCGACGGAGGCTCAGAGGCTACCTACAAGGTAGGTTTTGATAATGATGGACGCATCACGCGAATAACCGACGAAAATGGGCATATTACGGAGGTGCATTGGTAAATGGCATATGATCAGAACTCTTTTTTGCAAGGGATCGCCGTAGGTAAAAGTCTTAAAGGCTGGAGCTCAGGGCTTGGTACATCCGTACCTAAGTGTTGGAATGATGAGGGTGTATATACTTACTTTTACATTGATTATCACTTACCTATATCAGCGGTATCACTTACAATGTTTAACCTCTCTACTAGAGTGCTTTGTGAGTATGGCGAGCTTGATGTTTCTGCTATTGAATCGGTAAACAGTACAACCTTTAAGGTTTATTGTGACATAAGCAAAGCTACTAACGGATGGATAGCGGTTGCTGGCTATAATAGCTCGTGGCTGTACTATGACAGCGGCTATGCCGTACCTGAATACTCCGCCGTATTTTGGTTAGATGGTCGTCAAACTTACGCATTCGGATATATTGAGGACGAAGGCAGACTTGTCGGACGAAGCTATAACGGGGAGGATGATTACACAATGTATATACATCCGGGCGTTAAATATGAATACGCCGAGGAAGCAACGTTGGAAAAATATAGCTTAAGCGCATCTGATACTTGCACTATAAGTTATTCATAAGGAGGCTAATATGCGAGATGCAGTTAATTTACAAAAATTTCTACGCGAGGAGCGAAACAATATTGAATTTAAAGGTCATTGCCGGATAGACTATTCCGACCCTATTACCGGTAAAGTGCTAGAGCGTATAGATGGCAATAATCATGTATTTACAGATCAGTTTATGACTACAGACTTTCAAAGTAGCCTATCCTGCTCATTACTTATTACCGATGGCGAAAACGAGCTTGATACTGATTTACCTTGGATTCCAGGACGCCCTATAGGCTATGGTTACATAAATAGTACGGCTACGGGTATATATCAGGGGGCATTCAGATCTAGTGACAGTTACAGAAACCTTATCACCCAACAGGGGGTAACATCCCTCTATGTATATGATTTCCTTACAACTCAGATACCTGATACTATCCGATACGTCGGATTGACAGCAGCAAATAATGTCGTTAGCGTTACTCCTACTGCACTATTTGAATACAGATGGCCTAAAAATGATATGGCGGCTGGCATTTATGATATTGAGCGTAAAAAATTATTTCATGGGTTTACATGTTCGCTTTCAAATAGTGCCGGTGGAGCGGGTAGCCTATGCTTTTATGAACTTGATAATGAACCGACAAAAACAAGTATATGCCATGACGTGTTCGCTCTTTGTGGCAGCCCTGATAATTATTATTCAGGCGATAATAGCGGAAGAGCTTATGAAGCAACATGGGGCTATGATTATGAAAATCAATATGTAGTGTTAAAGCTTATGCGTTGCGCACGTACGTATTATGACGGAACTTATAGCAGTTATACTTTTAAAGACGATTTTTGGGTATTTAACAAAGATGCTACAGAGATTGTTAAACACTTTACCTATGAATGGGATTCTGAAAAGAACACCAACGCATCATGGCAATATCACTATAACAAATGTTGGGCTGGCGGTTATTTTAGCACTTATTTCAGACTTTATGGGGATAAGGCATATTTCTTTTCAACTGTACCACCAGATTATGGGACACAATCCTCAACTGAATATTACGTGTATCAATACGACATTACAACAGGTGACTCAAGCTATGAACAAATGAACACCGGTCATAATGGCACCCATACACTAGATAGTGATGGTGGCATACTGTATCTGTACAAGGGCTACACATTCTGCCAGGGTTCTGCCTCGAAAAATAAATTCAATGCAACTGCTATGTCAGTAAACCCTATGTATGATGTGTACACAGATGATGTGTACACATACTGCTCGGTACCTATTAGTGGTTCAGCAAATCTAATAGAAATAGGGCAAACCTCTATATATGGTACCACTTGGAATGTGAAGCCATCCGTAACAAACACATTTACCGGAAGGCCTTCTATGCCGTTTGCGCTTACAGCGTATCAGCTACCAGCGGATGCCCCGGCGAGACCTGATAACTCAGCTGTATCGATTGCATACGGCTTAGATATTAAGTGGTAAGAAAGGAAGTGAGAACATGGCAGATACCAAAATATCCGAGTTGGCAAGTGCAACCGCTCTCTCCGATTCAGACATGCTTTGTGGCGTCAACTCTGGAACAACAAGGAAATTTTCTCTTTTACGTATTCGAGAATTTTTCCAAACAACCTTTGACGGGTTGTACTCTTCCAAAGAGCACACACATAGCAAACTGTCTAATGGTGCGTATGTGGTAACTATCCCGTCAACGATTAAGAAAAACGATTCGTTTATGCTACAAAGCGAAAAGACAGCAAGTAATATCGGCTATTCTAACGCCGCATCAAAAATGGACGCTGAAAATGTTCAGACAGCACTTGATGAGGTAGAAAGCAACATAAAGAATGTCACAGACAATAAAGGCAAAGCCGGGGGCTACGCTGAGCTTGGTACAGATGGAATTGTACCTACTTCACAGCTACCGGCTTTTGTATCGAACGTGTCTGTTACAGTATCACAAATGACTATTAGCATTACAGCTACAAAGTCAAAATCATAATAACAAGGAGGATATAATCATGGTTGCTGTAAGCACACAAACTTTTGGTATGCGCGAGGATGGAAAGCAGATCATTCAGGCGGTTATTATCGCAGATGAGACTCCTACAGAATTACCTATCACCGGTGACGGCATTGTAGGTATGAGTGTGGATGATTGCTTTGCTCCTATGTCAATTATCTATGTGACCGCAAATGTTGACACCAAAATATACATTGCGAATGAATCAGGCGTCTTTGTGGCGCAGGAATAAGGAGGAAAGAATGAACTACTTAGCGCTTATTATTATGTTTTGGGACTTGGCTAAGAAGTATGCAAAGAAATACGCAGACAACCTCTTAGGCAATGTGGCGCAAGGCTTTCAATGGCTGGGCGCTGTAGACTATGTAGGCGACTTGCCTACGAGTGCAAACGCAGGTGACGCTTATACAGTAAAGTATGAAGGCGACTCCGGCACTACTGTTTTAGGTTCAGAGTTTGCATGGGATGGTACAAATTGGATTGAAGTTAAGACCAAAGGCGACAAGGGAGAACCGGGCAAGGATGGCTCTCCCGGCAAGGATGGCTCTCCCGGCAAGGATGGAGCTCCGGGTGCTGATGGTTACAGCCCTAGTGCAAATGTAACACGCGGCGAGGGCAAAGTCATAATTTCTATTACCGATAAAAACGGAGCTACTACCGCTGATGTTTACGATGGTGACGGGCAAGAAAATGTGATTGAGAGCGTCGCGGTAAATGGCGAGGCTCTACCGGTTGATAATAAGACCGTAAATATCGACCTCTCAAATTATGTTGAGAAAGAAACAGATAAAAGTCTTGTATCCGATAGTGACATTGAACAGATCACCACTAACAAAAATGCTATCACTACCCTTAATGGCACCGGTGAGGGCTCAGTTAGTAAGAAAATCGCTGATGCTATGTCAAAGCAGACTTTTCTTACTAAGGAAATCTCAACAGCTGAGGAAATCGCAGCTTATGTTGAGAATCCTACTCTTGCTAAATTTAATGTGATTTATCTTTTGGAGGATACCGAGGCTAAGGGCTCTGACAAATACTTTGAGTATCAGCGTATCGGAAATGAGGAGTCTAGCTCTTTCAGAATGACGGGCGATACATCAACAGACCTCTCCGACTATGCAAAGACCACCGACGTAAATAAGACGTTAGAAGCATATTCTAAAACAGACGACGTAAATAAAACGTTAGAGGCATACGCTAAAGCAGCTGATGTTAATAAGTCTTTGGAAAGCAAGGTTGATAAAGCCGAGGGAATGGGATTGTCTCAGGAGAGCTATACCTCTATCGAAAAAGCGAAGCTCTCAGGTATTGCAGAGGGCGCAAATAAAACAGTGGTTACAGCGAACGCTGAGACACTTACTATTACTATTGATTAAGGAGGTACAACATGAATTTTGCAGATAATTTAAACAGCTTTTATTTCAAAGGCGTTGATATGGATCAGACCTACATTGGTCAGGATCTTACTGTCAAATTTGCTGATGAGATAAATGGTTACACAGACGCATGGGCGTGGATCAAGGCGAGAAAGAACGATGGCGATTATAAGGGACTTCACGTGTGTGATTATATCCCTCTCTCATTCACAAACGGATATAAAATCAATATGCAGATTATGGGTATAAATACTTATAAGGGGTATGGTGATTCAGAGATTGGTAATCACATTGATTTTATTGGTGAAACGTTATGGAACGACTTACACGCTATGAATAAGGTCAATTACAACAATGGAAATGCTAACAACTACAGCCCGTTTCTCGCATCTGATCTTAATTATTGGCTTAACAGTACGAGCGGTGATGTTCCTAACAGTGACAGTGATGGTACGGTACTTACCACTGTAGATTATACAGCTGGAGGTATTCTATACTATATGCCTGACGATGTTAAAAACCAGATTATACCAAAGAGAATTCTATTGCCGTACAGATACACGGCTGGCAGTGTTATTACTACTGATAACTCTTGGGGTTGGCAGAGTACAGGCAAGCTGTGGATTCCGTCAGAAGTTGAGGTTTATGGTACTAATATGTGGGGCGATAACGGCTTTGGCGCTGCTGGATTTGTGCAGTATCCTTACTTTGCAAATAACATGAACAGATTAAAGAGACGCTGCAGCTCAAATGACCGTTACCACTGGTGGTTGCTTTCAGCCTACTCTGGCTATTCTACGTATTTTGCGATTGTCGGCAGCGGCGGGCTTGCCTACTATATTTCAGCCACTTATACTTGGGTTGCGGCGCCGGTCTGCTTCCGTATCTAATAAATCTTTTAGAAATCCGCGGGCCTTGTGCCCGCGTAGGAGGCAAAAGAAGTATGAGCAACGTATTAGAAAGATTCAGAGGTTTATCGGGAATGGAATTTTATACAAACGCTTGCAATATGCGACGTGAAATAGAATACTTCCTTATGAACGAAAAGAACGTACCTAAACGGCATAGATCGAATTACAGCTACCCTATCATCAATAGTGTAAATGCTATGATAGATGCCGTGGTATTAGCGAATAAGATTTATCCGTACACACCCGAACGGGTAAATGATAAAAAGGATCTTTTCCAGCAAGCTATTGACTACATAGACATTATTTACGAACGATTCCAGGGAGCTATGCAGGATATGTGGTGGCAGGTGCTACACACTCCACCGGATCAGCCGGGATATAAACGGCGACTTGAAATTGAAGCAGAAATTGAGAAAATAGGCGCTATGCTTGTTGTAGAAGAAAACACACTTAAAGGATGTAAAGAAAAAGTTAAGCTGCTTAAAAGGTAGCTTTTCCTTTGGGTTATGCTCTATAAGAGTTAGGTCCGTTACAACTGGTGGTTGCTTTCAGCAAACTCTGGCAATTCTACGTATTTTGCGAATGTCAACAACAACGGGAATGCCAACTATAATTCAGCCACTAATACTTGGATTGCGGCGCCGGTCTGATTCCAACTATTAAGGTCAGATTCTAGGTTACTAATAACAAGGGCCCGTATATAGTAAGCGCAAATGCGCCGAAACCTGAGCCCGACACCATTTATTTAATTTTTGGAAGGAGAACATAACCCTCCTGGAGCAATCCGGGTAAATAAGTACCTTGACGCGGTTGGCCGAACGCTCCTTGCATGGTCAGGGATGGCGATAATATATGCTGAGTGGAATCCAGCTAAGTACCTGATTACATGACCATTACCGCTATGAAGTACACAACGCGCCCCTACAACAACACTTTGCGAGGTACACTTATATATGAACAGTAAAGAACGACACGAGCTAAGATATCAACGACGCAAAGCGGCAAGAGAGGCACGCCGTAGAGTAAGGTTAGACCCCTATGATAACTTTACAAATGTTGCAAGCATAAGCTCACTCATCACAGCTAACTTTGAATCACGACGCAGCGTATTGTGGAAAGCTAGTGCAGCTAGATATAATATGCACTTTTACAGAAACGCCGTTCTTTCACACAATGCCCTTATGGAAAATGTAAGCATCCATAGAGGCTTTTATGTTTTTGACATTATGGAGCGTGGTAAACCACGACATATCCACAGCTTACATTATTCTGAGCGAGTTATAAGACGCTCACTATGCACAAATGCCCTTGTACCCATCTTATCTCATAACCTTATTTATGATAATGGCGCGAGCTTAGAGGGAAAAGGTATCACATTTTCAATTAACCGTACAGCTGCTATGCTGCATAGGTATTACCGCACTTATGGAAGTAACGACGGGTATGTGCTTGTTATAGACTTCCGTAAATACTTTGATAACATACGCCACGACAAGCTCAAAGAGATTGTAGATAGGTATGTGTTGAATTCACAGCTTAATACCCTAGTAATGTCAATCATAGATACAGCAAATTATGA